GGCGAAGCGGTCTAACGCCCTCAGCTCATAACTGAGTTACCACGGGTTCGAATCCCGTCTCTGCAACCACTCCAAACTTTAAACGACACGGTTATTGTGCTATAATACATTTCAAGCCGTCTCCTGAGATCCATCAAATATCAGGGGCGGCTTTTTGCTTTTGTAGACCACATTCAGCGAATTATGGTCCACAAAACGATTAGCGGCTCAGCCTTAAACGCCAAGTTCTCCAGCTTCGATATTCTGCTTCTCGATCACAACGAAGCTAACAGCGGACCGAAGGACCTCTGATTTGTGCTTGTCGCTTAAGGGGCGGTCAATCCAATACATCTCATAAACGATCTTCAAATTCGTTGCATGTTATGTTATAACGTAACGCATGAGCAAAGCTAAATCCTCCGCCTCGATCATCAATGAGATAACACCTCCTTTGAGGGAAAAGAACGGAAAGAAGCAAAGACCATCGAAGCGCCAGCAAAGAGAAGCCATTTTCGATGAACCGGTGTTCGCCAAAAGAGCAAAACAGGTTGGCAGAAACAACGCTTTAGATCCAAGGGCAAGCACCTACATAGGCAGATTGCTTCTCTCCGACACAATCACTGAAGAGCAATATGGGGCCGCCGAGCGACTGGCGTACCTATGCGAGAGAGTTAAGAGCTGTGACGTTGCAACAATGGTCAAGACTGCAAGCTATGGCGACCAAGAGCAAGCAGGGCCATCGTCAAGCCTAGAAGATATGGAAGCCAATTGCATAAGAGACACAGGCCGGTATAAAGAAGCGCGAGATCTCTTAGGCGGCGCGCAAGGTCTTATGTGGCTGCTGACAATGCAAGTTTGTGCAGGGCATAAAGAACTTCACGAATTCCAGACTGATGGGCGTGACGTGCATAAGCTAAGTATTAAACCAGAGAAGGCGCTAGAGCTGTTCCGGTCATCATTGGATAGCTTGTGTAAATACTGGAATATCGCAAAAGCAAAGCCACGCGGGGAGCAGGGGGCAAGGATCGGAGAGTGGGAGTTTGATAAGCAGTCATCCTCTACAATTATCGTTCACAGCCGTAAGTCAACAAGTGTTGACATAGCGCAAGAAACGCGGTAATGTCCGAGACATAGGATTAGCAAAGCTATCCGCGATTACACACCCTTGTTGTTCATTCAGCGGGGGTTTTTGCTTTTAGAGGCAACGACAAGCCATGTTGAACCAGTACGTCAATACTGAATACGGTGTTGGTCGGGTGACTAGTCTGATTGATTGCACAGGTGACGAGACTGAAAAAACTTCAGAGGCCGTTACTCTTGTGGCGCGCTTGGAGAGCGGGAAGTGGTTCACGGGCTTCCTGGAAGAAGTTCGCTTAATAACAGTTCAATAGGTAGATAAGACAAATGGCATACGCCAAATATTATCAGCACAGCGGCGCTGCAATGGATCAGACCGGGCAACCGACATTAACAGCGCAAGAACCTTATGCGTCCAGACATGTAGAGATGACTGACATCGCCACTGCGCAAACAAGTGTAGAGCTGGCGAGTTCAGTTGTTGCTATTCAATCGGACGCAGCGTTTTACATCAGGTTTACGAACGTGAGGAAGGGTGACGCTGTGCAAGTTGTCAGCACTGATGATCCTTACTACACGCAAGACACGCTTCATCTGTTCGCCGGTGTTTCGGGTATGCAATTCTCAATTATCGCTAAGTCATAAGAACATGCCAGCTCCTAAAGGGAACGACTACGCCTCTTCTTATGATGAGGGTAAGCACCCCGACCAAATTAGAAAGATGTGTGAGCGCGGCTTGACGAACGACGAGATAGCTGATGTGTTGGATGTCGATAGGTCCACTCTCTACAGATGGGCTGCTAATCACCAGAAAGTTTGCGACTCCCTAAAAGTGGGCAAGGCAGTTAGCGACAACAGAGTTGAACGATCTCTTTATGAGAGGGCTATGGGATACACCCATGAAGAGGACAAGATATTCCAGCACAATGGCGAAGCGGTCGTTGTCCCAACGGTTAAGCACTACCCCCCAGACACAACGGCGGCGATCTTCTGGCTAAAGAACCGTAGGCCAGAACAGTGGCGTGACAAGCAAGAGATTGAACACACCGGTGAAGGTCTTGCAGAGGCTATGATGGCAGCACAGCAGAGACTGAATGGCAAGTCTGACTGACGCGGACCTAGAACTGGTCGCTAAACTTCAAGAGTTCCGCTTTGACCCGCTAAACTTCGTTCGTTACGCCTACCATTGGGGTGACGGTGACTTAGCCAGTCAAGAGGGGCCTGACGAATGGCAGTCTGATCTTTTGCGGACTATAGGCGAAAAAATGGAAGCTTCATCCAGTAATGCGGGTGAGGCGGTTCGTATCGCGGTCTCTTCAGGGCATGGCTCCGGTAAGTCTGCCGTGTCTGCGTGGATAAATCAATGGTTCATAGCTACGAGGCCGAATTGTGCGGGTGTTGTTACTGCAAACACTAAAACGCAGTTAGAGACTAAGACGTGGCGCGAGATGTCGGTTTGGCACAAGCGTTTGATATGTGGCCATTGGTTCGATTGGACAGCAACTAAATTTGCTGCTCAGGAGTCCCCTGAAACTTGGGGCGTTTCTGCAATTCCTTGGTCAAAAGAACGGCCAGAAGCATTTGCGGGTCTTCACGCTAAAGACGTTATAATGACGTACGATGAGGCATCAGCCATTGATGACTCTATCTGGGATGTCTCAGAGGGCGGCTTGACCACTGATTCGGTTCTTTGGTTAGCATTTGGAAACCCAACGCGGAACACAGGCCGGTTTCACGCTTGCTTTAACAAATATCGGGCGCTTTGGAACGGCTTCAAGGTTGATACCCGTAAAGCGAAGATGGCCAATAGTGCGCAAATTGCACAGTGGCTCAAGACTTACGGTGAAGACAGCGACTTCTTTAAGATCCGCGTAAGGGGAGAGTTCCCTAGGTCGGGGTCTAATCAGTTCATTACACAAGAACTGGTAGATGCGGCGGTTGAGCGTGATGCCGAGCCTGATGGTGGTGCATTGGTTGTTGGCATTGATGTTGCCCGTGAAGGCCTAGACCATAGCTGTATCGTCGTCAGGCGCGGCAACAAAGTCGAACACATTGAGAGGCACCACGGGCTTGATGGTCCGCAATTGGCCAATGTGGTTGCGGCAATCGTAAACAGGATTAAGCCTGATGCGATCTTTATCGATAAGATCGGGGTCGGGGCTTCGCCTTATGACCATCTTCGGCTGATGGGCTTTGATGTCATTGGGGTTGTTAGCAGTAACAATGCGACTGATGAGCAGACTTATTTCAACCTCAGAACCGAGTTAGCAGGCAAGACGAGAGATTGGCTAGAGACGGGCTCTATTCCAGACGACCGCCAGTTAATCGACGATCTGACAAGGCTTGAATATGGCTTTGATGGAAAAGGGCGCTTTCAGCTGGTGTCGAAAAAAGACACAGCTGGCCCTTCGCCAGATACATATGACGCGCTCGCTATGACATTTGCGCGACCAGTGGCGAATGCTTTGGCTAGCGCAATGATCGCACACCACAGACAAGTTAAACGGCCTTCACGGCAAAACATCGGAACAACAAGGCGATAACATGGGCGATTTTAAGAAACTGATGGGTGTCCAGGAGATGACAGAGATAGCCCCGAGGATTGAGCTACCTGACTTGTCAGACCAGGCCGCTAGAGAGGCAGAAGAACAGCGATTGAGGCAAGCCGCTTTAGGCGGTCGGAGTTCAACAGACCTCCGCGAAGCGGGCGTTAAATTCACAAAAACAAGGCTTGGGTAGTGGACGATAACGGCAAAGCTCTTTGTAAGGCAGGCGACACGCTCTTTGAGCAAAAAACGCACGTCTTGCAGTTATGGGAAGAGCTTGCCCAAAACTTCTATCCAACAGGTGGTGGCTTTACGACTGAGTTCCAGTGGGGCAGAGATTACGCGGCGAACTTATTTGATTCCTATCCTCTGCTTATCGCCAGGGAGCTATCAAACACGGTTGGCGCTGTCACTAGGCCCATGGGGCGATTGTGGTTCGGGTCCGGTGTCAACAGAGATGTCACACCGTCTGAGGCTGACGCGTTAAGCGTGATGACAGAGATCCATTATGACGTTCAAAATGATCGGTCCACAGGAATTGAGCGCGTAAAGCGTCAAACCGATGCTGACATAGCCGTGTTTGGCAATTGCGCGACATACACAAGGCCCTCACCTGATAGAAGTCACCCAATATCTATAGCGTGCCATTTGAGGGATATCGCTTGGCAAGATGGAATGAACGGTGAAGCCGACCGCGTGCATTATAAAATGCATATGGATGCCGTGTCTGCCTTTAAGTTCTTTGGCAAAGATGCAAAGCTTCACCACGATATCAAAGAAGCAGCGGACAAGCACAAAGACACTAAATTCGAATTCCGTCACGTAATGATGCCAGTTGAGGATTACGAATACTATAAGAAGCCGCCTAAAAAGGGCGCTTATGTATCAGTTTTCTACGACGTAAAACACAAAATGATCGTTGCTGAGCAATCGGCAGACTTCTTAAGGTACTCTATCGGTCGTTGGAACCGTGTAGCTGGCAGTCAATACGGCTATTCGCCTGCCTCTTTGATAGCGTTACCTGATGCTAGAACACTCCAACAGATCGGCTACATACTGCTTACGGCAGGTGAGCGGGTTGTTGATCCTCCGATGGTCGCAACCGATCAGGCTACCAAGTCAGGAATCGACCTGCTCCCAGGTGGGATTACCTACATTGATAGAGATTACGATGAGCGAACAGGGAACCCAATCCGGCCCATAGAAATGGGCAAGGGTTTGCCATACGGCTTTGAAATCAAAGCGGATGCGCGCTCAATGCTTACGGAAGCTTTCTTCCTAAACAAGCTTAAGCTGCCAGATGGCACAGCCAAGACGGCCTATGAAACACAAGAGTTGGTTCAAGAATACATGCGATCAAGTGCGCCTGTCTTTGAACCGCTGCAAGTGGACTACAACGCTCGAATGCTGGAGACCGAGTTCAACACTCTTGTAGAGCTAGACACGTTCGGCGACATTCTCCCACCGTCATTGGGCGGGGAAGAGGTCAAGTTCACATTCTCCAATGAATTGCAGGACAGCTTGTCCCGCTCTGAGGCCACGAGGTTTAGCGATCTAAGCCAACTGCTGGCTACTTCTATACAGCTTGATCAATCATTGCCAAGCCAAGTTGAAGTCGTGAAAGGTTTCAGAGAGGCGGTGAAGTCAATCGGAGCCGAGAAGTGGCTTGTTGAGGAAGACCAAGTTCAACAGCCACAGATGCCACCTGAAATGATGCAGGCGTTAGCACAAGGAGCCGATGAACTTGCAGCATAAACCTTATGCACCCGTGCAGACTGTAGAGAAACCCGGTGCCTTCGAACTAGCGCACGTTCTGCACAACGACATTCAGGCAGTTGCACGCGGCGAAGCATCAAAGGACGCACAACAGCGCGCTATGAAGGCGATTATAGAGGTTGTGTGCAGAACCTACGATATGAGCTACTTCCCAGAATCAGACAGGGACACCGCTTTTGCTGAAGGCCGGCGCTTTGTAGGCAATCAGCTCCTAAGAATCATCAAAACCAGCTTGCCCGTGAAAGGATAACAAGTGACAGAAGAGACCCAACCCGCTGCTGAAGCAGCCCCAGAAGTACAACCAGCGCCAGAAGCGGCACCCGCTGAATTCAGTTGGCCTGACGATTGGGCCGCACGTCTAGCAGGAGACGACGACAAGGAGCATAAGCACCTTATCGGGAAGGGGTGGAAAGACCCTTCAGACGTTTTCCGTGGCTATAGAGAGCTTGAGAAAAAGTTATCAAGCGGCGACTTCGTTGCAAAGCTGCCAGAAAACCCAACCGACGAGCAGTTGTCAAACTGGCGTGCCAAGCAGGGAATCCCTAATGAACCTTCTGGCTACCTAGAAATGGGCGAAGACGTTCCAAAAGAAACAAAAGCAATGCTTGGTAAGTTCTTCGATACAATGCATGAAGTCAATGCAACTCCTGACGTTGTTAAAGCGGCAATGGATTTTGTCGATAATTTTGGGGAAGGCCTGAAGGACCAAAAAATCCAGGCAGTTGCGGCCGCAGCGGAAAAAGCAAAGTATCAGCTAGTCGAAGAGTTTGGCGCTGATCGGTTTGAGCCAATGAAAGGGGCGATCACCAAGCTTGTCCAAGAACATGCGGGGCCAAGAGTAGAGGGCCAAATGCATCCTGTGCTTGACCTGCAGCTTGCAGATGGGACGGTGTTAGGGGATAGCCCCGAATTCTTCCGAATGCTAGCCCCTTTGGCTCAAGAGAGATATGGGGACGAGCTGCATATTGCGTCTAATCCTGGCGTAATAACCTCGGCCAAAGAAGAGTACGACCAGCTAATGAGCCTGCAAACAAAAGACCCTGCTAAATATAAATCAGCAGAGGTTCAGAAGCGGATCAGGGAGATCAGCCCGTTAGCTTTTAAAGACGCAGCATAAAAGTCGACCCGATATTACAGGACCGCAAGAGGGGAGTTTTCAGCTCCCCTTTTTCTTTTAGACAATTTACCGGCGCGTAAACCTTACGAGGACCGCGCAACCATTCAAATTAGTCAACAAAATCAGCCTTCTAGAGACCCCTTTCGAGGGAAAAGCGAAGGAAAGGCACTTATCTTTCAATTTAATAGAGGAATAGAAAAGTGTCAGCACACTATCTTACTCATTACCGCCAGGAGTTTGTGAACGCATTCTCTAACTCAGGCGGACTATTCGCCGGTTCCTATGTGGACGAAGCGGAAATCAACGGCAATACGGCTAAGTTCCTTGTGGCAGGCGCTCCGCCTGAGATGGTCACTCGTCAGGGTAACGGCCTAATCCCGGCTGTGAACCCATCAGACACTCAACCTACGATCACTCTGGTGGAAAAGCACTACAAAGAGACTAAGAAGTCTTTTGATATCGTTAACGGTCAAGCAGACCAAAGAATGATCATGCAAAATCGAGCGGCGAAGGCTGTCCGGCGTGAAGGTGACTCAGTTATTCGAGACACGCTTACGGGTGCAACCAATCAATTCAATGGCGGTACGGCGCTTACGGCTGTCTCGCTCGCAAATATTACCGAAATCATCTCAGATCTTTACGACAATGAGATCGACGATGACGGTAACATTTATTGCGCGTGGTCGCCTAAAGTTTGGGCGCAGCTTCAGCAGATCCCGGCTTTTACAAGCTCGGAATATGTGAGAGACGGCGTTCTTGAGGGGCCACAGCAGGAGAAGCGACGTTGGTTGAATGCGGTTCACTTCATGGACCCACGCGCAACAGGTAAAGGCACGTCTGCTTGTAAAAACTACATCTGGCACCGTGACTCCCTTGGCTATGCGAACAACCTTCTTCCTGGCGAAGACGGTTATGCGGCTGGCTTCAATAGCGAGGACGCCTACAGCTACGTTCGCGGCTCTGTGCATCACGGGGCTTCAATTCTGCAACAAGCGGGCATTCTCGAAGTCCTCTTTGACGAATCTTAAGGAGTTACCATCATGGCATATGATGCAACACAACTAAAATCAGTCAGCGGTAACGTATTCGGCGGCATTCGTTTTTGGACGTACGAGTCGACTGATGACGGGGCCACGGTCAACACTGCTGGCTATATCTCTGACGGTTACACCCAAGGCGTCCGAAATGGTGATTGGGTGTTCTTCGTAAGACGGACATCCTCAAGCAATACTGTTCCGACTGAGGCGAAAGTCTTCATTGTGGTGTCTGAGGGCACCGCTTCTGCTCCTGCAAGTGATCTGGCTGATGGTCAGGTTATGTCCACGACAGACACAGACTAACCAGTAACCAGGGAGAGGGGGGACGCCCCCTCTTTCTTTTAAGGAATGCATAATGAATTATTACGGACCAAAGAAGCTTTCCCCAAATACAACGCGCAACTTCACTGTTGAGGTTGAGGGCAGCGTTGACAAGGCGTCACTGGTTGACCCTCGATTTTGGCGAAACGTTCAACAATCTTTGAGCGTGGATGACTTGGTGGAAGTCCGCACTAAAGATGGTTCAGCAGACGCTCTCATCCGAGTGGTTGAAAATGGGAAATCCGGCGTTATCGTTCGCGTATTGCGTGCGTACTTCAACACGTTTGACGACCTCGCTGAAGGGCTTGAGGTTAAGTGGACAGGCCCTAACACAAAGTGGGCAATTCTGCTGGGTGGCGAGAGAATGACCGACAACATAACAGACAAAGCGGTGGCTTATACAATGGCACGTGAGTTGATGCAGCCGAGCGAAGGTGCCGTTAACTGATGACCAAACAGACGCCGTTTTCCTACCAATCAGAATGGATAAGGTTGCGTTGTGGCGAAGCTTGATATTTACAACGACACTTTAAACCTTTTAGGTTTCTCGTCCCTTGCGTTGATAACAGACGACGTTGAGCCACGCTATTCAATGGATGCTGTCTTTGAAAGCTCCGTTAAGCGGCTCTATGAGGAGCACGATTGGAACTTTGCCACAAAGACAGAGATTTTAAGCAAGAACGCTGTTTATTCAGAAGGAGGCGCAAGCGAGCATCCTTTCTGGAAGTACGGCTTCGATAAGCCTTCTGGCTGGGCAAAAACGATCAAAGTAGGGCGGCTAGGCTGTGAAGCCAAGTATTTAGATGAGGGCGGCAAGCTCTACGGTAACGAAGAGACGCTATATCTAATTTACGTCAACTTGCCGACAATCGACGACGCGCTAACCGCCACTTGGCCGGAATATTTTAAATCGGCACTTTCTTATTTGATGGCATGGAAATCGGCTAACAGGTTGAATTCATCTTTGTCCGCCGCTCAGAACTTCCGCGCGGGATACATCAAAGAGCTAAAAGAAGCGCAGAGCGAAGACAGCGCAAACAGTGATGTGATTCGGCCTCGATTAACTTCTTTGGTTGCTACTCGTTCTGGTGGCTTCATGGGGCGTATAAACCGCGAAAATGACTAAAGTTAACGCTCCTCTACTCGGCTTTACCGCAGGCGTGATTTCGGAGAAGGGACTAGCGCGCATTGATCTTGACAAGATGCGTCTCGCTCTCTCTGAAAGCACTAACTTCTTGGCTACAACACTTGGCCCTCAAAAGATGCGACCAGGCCTTGAATACATGTCAGAAGCGAACTTAAGCAGTGCTTCAGGTTCAACCTCAGCAGTGAAGTTAATCCCCTTCGCCGTTGATAGAACAACCAAATACTTGGTTGAATTAACCAATAAAAAAGCACGCTTTCTTGAAGGAGGCGCGCCTATCCAGAGAAATGGCGCCACTTTTACAATCGCTAATGGGAATTTTGGCTCTATATCTGGCTGGACAACCTTTGTTGATGCGGATGGTAGGGCAATAGTGTCTGGCAACATCTTGCGCCTGACGGCCTCCCATAATGGCAGAGCGGGGGTTAGGCAGCGAGTCATATTGAACGATAGTGGTGATGAGCACGGGATTACAATTGATGTCCGTCGTGGTCCTGTTTACCTCAAGGTAGGTACAGCCGCCGGTGCGGATGATATCAAGAGAACTATTGCTCTTAATACTGGCGTGCATTCTATCGGCTTTACTCCCACAACTCACTTTTGGGTTGAGCTTTATTCAACAGACCCTAAGGTCCAAAAACTGGTTGACAGCATAACCGTAGAAACGGCGGGGCCTATTGTTGTTGACGCGCCTTACAGCCAGGCCGACTTGTTTGAAATTAATTGGACGCAATCAATTAGCGTTCTCTACCTTGCTCACGGCTCATACGCCCCTCACAAAATCACCTCTTCTTCCGGCAATAGTTTTGGCGTAGAGCTGTTCGACTTGAGGGACGGTCCTTTTCTTAATCCTGGGTCAAGTTATGTGACCATAGACACAGGAAACACAGTTGGTAGATCGACACTTACGGCATCTGAGAGCATATTCTCTGACGGGCATTTAGGCTCATTGTGGCGGTTGACACACGACAGAAAAGCGACATCGTACACCTTCACAAGTGATAACCAGTCCACCGGCTACATCAAAGTAACAGGAAGAGGCACAGCAAGAGATCTCCGCGTTTCTCTGACCTCCTCAAACTGGACAGGAACGACGGTTCGTCTAAAGCGAGCGTTTGGCGTTCCAACTGGGTTTTCGACTTGGAAATCGTTCACCGCCAATCAAGGTGGTTTGCACAACGACGCTTTCACCGAGGAAGTGGTTTATTATCGTCTTGAAATCGATAATGGCGGGTACGGTTCTGCGATTGTAACTGCAAAGCTGGAGTATGACGGATCGGAGCAATCAGGTGTTGCCCGTGTTGTCGGTGTTAACAGCGGTACTTCCGTCACAGTAGACATTTATAGTCAATTTGAGCATTCAATAGAGACTTCGATCTGGCAGGAGTCTGCTTGGTCTGACTATCGAGGTTGGCCGGTGGCGGTGACCTTTCACGACGGTCGGCTTATGTGGGTTAAAGGGTCTCAGGTTTGGGCTTCAGAGACAGATAACTTTCCTTCATATGACGTGACTAAAGTAGGAGATTCCGCGCCGTTTAACCGATCTTTCGGTTCCGGCTCTGCACAAGATGCTGTTTGGATCATGTCGCTTCAAAGGTTGGTAATTGGCACAACCGGAGGGGTTTATTCCGTTCGCTCTTCTTCCAGAGACGACCCTTTGACTGCCAATGACTTTACTGCGCGCCTCGTCTCAACTGAGACATGCGCTTCAATCCCGCCTGTAAGAATTGGGAATTTTGGCTTCTTTGCGCAAGAAGGCGGTAGAAAGTTGCTTTCTGTTAGCTACAACTTTGAAGCAAACGACTTTACAGCGACCGACCTATCAGAACTTAATCCAGACATTCTGAAGAGCGGCATTAAATCAATGGCCGTTCAACACCAGCCAGACATCAGAATTCATTGTGTGTTGAGTAACGGTAATGTGTC